TTAGTCAACAAGAAAGTATTCAACGTCTTGACTTCATCCATCTTCTTAATCAAAATCAACTTAGCTTCTGCTAAGAGATTCATCATTGTGAAAATGTCTTCTAAATGTGATTTGTTTTTTGGTGAGAAGAATCTAAGCACTTTGCTTTTCTTCAGCATCTGAGTAGCACGACCACGTTCGCCCTTACCTTCGGCTTGCTTCTCGTAGTAATCTTCTATGTATGTAATCAATTCTTTAATGTGCGCTTTGACGTTAGTGATTTTTAATTGTTGACGTACTTTTGAATTGTTGAATGTCTTAATGCGTTCAATCAAGTCTTCGTCTGTATTGATGTAGTTTAGAGTAGCGGCATCTAGCTTTTGAAATATCTTTCCAGCGTCAGATAGAATTGCAGTCACTTGGTCATTTTCTATTTGCGTCAACGTAGCCTTACCCGACACATCGTGATAGACTGCACTTGTCATCCAAACGTTTGGTGTCTTTGTGAGTGTGCTTAGAATGTCTTTACCAAAGACTGCTGACATTGTTTCGAATGTATCGCCTTCGTAAATTGTATGCCAGACAATGCCAATCTTTGCTTTTTGTATCTCTTTAGCAAGTTCAGTTCCTGTTGGTACTGCATACACTAACGTGTTTGGGTGAAACGTGACGTATGATTCACCTTCGATTGTTTCTGTTTTCAAGTCTGATTGTGTGAATAGCAAGTCGCCTTGAATGACGCCTTTGATATTAATCTTAGGCAAATACATCAAACATGCTTTGAGTTTGTCTGCTAAGTCACCAGAAGTGTCTGCATCGATATCTTTTGCAGTCTTATATACTTTGGGATTTTTATTGAAGACGCCCTTCTTCGCAACAAAGAATTTGCCGTCTGTTGGGTCTTGTCCTGCAAAGACTGCTGGCGCACCATCCCATTTGACTGAAATGTCAACTTTGTTTTTAGAATGACCAGCAAGCATATCACGCACCGCTCTGAGTGCGTTTATGCTATCTCTAGTTCCTTCAACACCACCATTGAGAACATCATCTTCCGCATGTTCCATGTGAGTGTTTTTCTTTTCAATAAGATATTCTTTAAATTTAAACATGATAGGTCTGTCGTTGCAATAGACCTATTTATAATTACCTTCGCATCAATGCTTGGTCTTTTGCATCATCATCAGAAAAAATAGGTACTGCATTGCTTTTGTGTAGTGTGCCGATGCCAATCATCTTGTCACCAGTATATACTTTGCCATGAATTGGCTTAGTGCAACTGTCGCCAACTGTAGCTAAACTGGGATGACGTACAGTTTCACGTATTTGTGCTTTTGGGGGTTTGTATGCTTCAACGTCTTTAGGCTTTTTGAAACCTTTAGAGAATGAAGTAGTTGGCAAGTTATCTAGCCATTGTTGATACTCTGCTACTTTTTTAGCAGGAGTTTTTTTCTTCTTTGATTTCTGATATGTGTAAATTAACATGATGTAAGTTCGTCAACAAAGTTTAACAACAATTTATGGTTTCGTTCTTCGTGCCAGTATTCTGATATGTATGCTCTAGGCTTTTCATACCAATACTTCTGACTCTCAGGATGACAACCAATCACTCCTACTCTATTTTGAATGATTGCCATAGCGTCACCATTCGCATAAGTAGAGACTATTTTAGCACGTTTTAGATTACCTGTCAATGCACATCCATCGTAGAAGAACATTGTTTCGGGTTTGCCATTCCAAGTAACATTTGCTATGGTAGAATAAGACCTGCGAATGTCTGCGGTATCTTGTTTAATATATTGAACAGGTTCAATATCATCTAGTATATCAAAATAATGACTACCAGCCCAATATGCACCCATACATATTCCAAGATAATATCCTTTAGACTCAACGAAATCTGCTATCATATTAGCACGTTTGCGTCTAAAGAATTTATCATAAGAATCTGCATCGCCGATACCTCCAGGAAATGCAACAATGTCAGTATCATTTAAAACTGTTAGTAAATCACTATCTGTATTGAACAAATTAACTTTGTAATTTGGCGATAACGCTTTAATCATCCCATCACAACAATCTGTAGAACACTCTGGATGATTAACAAACAATGCAATTGATTTCACACTATGCCATTCTGTCTACATTCTGTCCTGGACGATTCATTCTACGATTCATTTCAATTCGTGCTTCTTCTGTCACTTCACGTAATTGTTTAACTCTACGTTCTTCTAGTCGCAGTTCTTCAATGTGTCTATCAGTTCTATTGAGTATGAGTTGGTCATACATCTTATCGTTGTATGCTCTAATACTATCTACGCTCATTTTAACACCAAGAATGCTAACATAATACTTTGTAAGAAAAAGCCGATGCCGTTTGATAACATATAGAGTTTATCTTTCATAATTGCTGAACGAATAAAGAATAGTAACAAACCACTCCAAATTAGAATCACCATACTTAATGGAGGCAATACTGTTGGTTCACCTTTAATTGCTAAGTAAGTCACAGGTACTGTAGAACCGTGAATTAAAATCAATCCAATCCAACCACAAATCTCACCAAACTGACGTACAATCCAGCTGTACCATTCTGTAACTTTAATCATTTCAAATTTCTTTTCTAAGTAGTTTAAGAGTAGGCTTAAATTTTTGATAGAGTCCGACTTCACGTCCATATGCTTCAATCTCCCATAATGATTCCCAATATTCATCACCCTGATATTGTTCACGCTGAAACGTTACCAGGTTCCCTCTTTCATGGAATTTTAATTCACCTTTAGCATATTGCTTTACGTGAACCATTTCATGTGCAAGGCATTGTAAAACACGCTTGCCCAATTTATTCCATTCTAGATTTATTACAAATTGCTTTTTGTTTCCCAATTCATCGTCTTTGGGGAATGCTTCACCGAGTATTCGGTTTTTTGTGTAAAAATCTTTTATGATGTTTACGTTGATTTCTAATGTATTTGACAACCTATCACTCATCAAACGGCTTGCATAAAAATGCGTAGCCATCTTTAAAATCTTTCTCTCTTTAGGTGTCAAGGTTACCCCTTTTGCCCTGAGAATGAGTTTCATGTTGAGTCCCTTTCTTAACAATATCTATTATAGTACAGTTATGGTATCTTGTCAAGGGATATTTAGGGAAAGGGGTATGTTTCGCATTATGAAATTAAACCTTTAGATTGCCAAAATCTCGGTTTTTCTGCATTCGTTTGCCGAAACCAGACTTATCGAATACGGGTTTATCCTCTTCAATCTGTCCACTATCGGAAATGTTAGTTTGCGCTGACTCTTCTGCATCATATAGTTTCATTTTCGCTCTGTCAACACCAATCACAAAACGCTTGTTTGTCGTTGGGTCGCTATATCGATTTTTTAACTGCTTGACCATAATCTGATTCAAGTCTGCAAGTTCTTCGGTTGAAATCAAAGCAAACATCAAGTCTGCTGTAGCTGGCAGACCAAACGATTCTGAAGTATCTTCAAGTCCAACGTCAGAGTTTGTGTAGCCACTTCTTGTTGTTTGTGTAGCTGATACGACAGGCACTTTATGTTCAACTGCAAGCCCACGCAATTCTTCTGCAATTGCTTTAATGTATGTGTAAGAGTTAATAGAAGAACCCATCTTCATACGTGCGGAAGAACAAATGTTCAGATAGTCAATGTAAATGATATCAGGAATGAATTGACGTTTCAATTTCAATTCATTCAACAAATGTGCAAAGTGATTTACGTTTGCACTAGCGGTTGGATATTCTTTAATGATTAGCTTGCCTTTAGTCTTCTCACGTAGAGTTTCAACTTTCTTTAAGTATACATCTTTAGGCATACCAATCAGTCTGTCAAGTTCAACATTCATCAAGTTAGCATCAATACGTTCAGCAATACGTTCTTCAGCCATTTCCATTGTAATGTATAGAACGTTCTTACCCATCGTTAGATTGGCTGCCGCACAATGACACATGAACAAAGATTTACCAACACCAGTACCAGCAAGAACAATGTTCAAAGATTTTTCAGCAAGCCCACCCTTAGTGATTCTATTCAGATAGTCGAGGTCGAATGGGATTCGTCTTTCAACTTTATGATAGAAGTCATATCGTGTTTCTGCGTCATCAATAAAATCGTGCCCAATGTGATTATCAAAAGAAACTGAAAGCGCATCTGCTAGAATTTTAGGGATTGAACCTTTATCAAGTTTTTCTGAGTTGTTCTTATTCTTGTCATCAAGAATCTGAATGCTTTGCATGATGCCATTGTAGATTGCTTTCTCTTGGCAAAAATCTTCTGTCGCATCAATCAACCATTTAGTGTCAGACACCTCAGGATCGATTGTGATTTCTTTGACAAGTGCAATTGTTTTCTTGTGCTGGTCATCAGTTAAGTTTACTCTCTTATCAATCTCAATGACCAACGCTTCTTTCGTTGGCATTGTATTGTACTTGTTCACATAGTTTTGAATCTCATCAAACAATAGTTTTTCTGAAGACTCTTGAAAATATTCGCCTTTGATGAATGGTAAAGTTTTTCGTGTGTACTCTTCATCCAGTAATAGGTGTTTGAGTATTTTCTGTTGCAAGTTCATTCTTATACCTTTTCTCTGCTTCGTCTAGCGCATGTTTTAGCAAGTCATTTAAAATTTCACCAAGCTGTTTTTCAAAGGCATCATTGCCTTGAAGTGCTTTGTGTTCTTCACTTATTATATCATAGTTGAAGCCAATTGAATAGGTCCCATCAGGATTTTCTTCTTCCGCAAAGTTAATTTCACCAAAATGAAATACTGTATCTTTAAAGTCGCCAGCAGTAATCTTAATGGTAGCGACAACATCTTTATCTTTGTATTTGATATCGCTTTCGGCAATTTCATAAGTTTCTTCAATCTTCATTGACTAACTCCACTTCTGCTTCTTCGACTACGCTACCCTCGTTCTCTTGCCCATACAAGAATTCTTTTTTACATGCTTCATCGATTTGGTCTAAGATATCTTTAGTAAAATACTTTTCTGGCTCTTCGTTGATGTTCTTACCGAACACTTTAACGCCATTAGACAATTCGTAGCGAGTAGAGACTTTCTTGATGATGCCATACTTCTCTGCGATATCAAGCAAACCATAATAACGATCCAAGCCAGTGCTGTACGTAATCTTAATCTCAACTTGAGAGTTCTCTTTAGTCAAACGTGATTTCTGCAACTTACAACGAACGATGTTACCAACAACTTCAGTTCCGTCTTTGTCTTTACGCTTAGATAAGAAAACGATTGTTGATGCTGTGTACTTCAAGCCAGAACCACCAGACATTTCTTTCATTGGGATGTATGCACCAACCACATCATAAACGTGATTCGTTACAATCAAAGGCACACCAATCTTAGCAAGTTTCAAATTCAACACACGAAATGTTGCTTTGAGAATTGCACTCTTAGTCATGTCTTTTGTTTCTTTACCTTCAGCAGTATCTTCCATCTCTTTAGTAGAAGACAACTGACCAAGTGAATCAAGAACCATCATCATTGGCTTGCGCTTTGCTTGTGGCTGTGCAGAATACTTTTCAATAATTTGCAATGCAGTATGACGAAACTTTTGAATCGTATCTGGTTCAGAGATAACGACACGATTAGTATCTACGCCTCTTGTTTCCATCATAGACTTTGTAACTGCGGCTTCAGTATCAAAGTAGATAACACCACCATCAGGATTTGCATCAAGGAATTGTTTGACAATACCAAGAACAAAGAAAGTCTTACCCGTTGAAGACTCACCAGCAAACGCTGTTACTTTATTGTTTGGTACGCCACCATAGATGCTACCGCTAAGTAACGCATTAAGCGCATAAGAACCAGTATCAATGCTACCACTAAACTCTGCTGACGCATCACCGTCTGCAAGAATTTTTGTGTCTTCATCTTTTAATTGGTCAACTAAATCCGTAAAAAAATTGCTCATATATTTTCTCCATACTTTTTCAATAACTCGGGTGAATATTGTCCCAACGGTTCTTTCGTCAATTTTTCGTTACGCTTTGCTAATTCATATTCAAAGGTACGATTGCGAATCTCCGTAGAACTATATTTGTGCTGTCTTACATGATAATACAATTCTATCTCATTGTCAAGACAAAACTGCTTTCCTGTGAAATCTTTACCCATATATTCTTCACTTAGGAAACGAATGTGCATCGTTTGCGTCTTAATGAGGTTGAGTAAGTCTTCTTCACTTTCGTATACCAAGATTTCATCGATATACTTTACCGCTTGCAATTGTACATAACGTTCATATACAGATTGCACAGGTTTGTTTTTGATTCCCGGTCTGTCGATTGTCGGATCAACTTGAAGTGCGACTTTTAGATAGTCACACAATTCTTTCTCTTGCTTCAACATCGTTATGTGACCTGCATGTAACATGTCAAACGATGAACATTGAAATCCAATTTTCATTTATACTTCTACTCCTACGATATCATCGTAAGAGAGCATAATATTCAATACAAACCTCTTTTTATCGTTTGTTGGACCTACTCCGTAATGCATATCTTTACTATCAAATAACACACAACTTCCTGATTTTGATTCGTATTTTTTATCACCAATCATGGTATAACCATCACAAGTATTCAAATAATATATTATACTGCAATAATTATCAGTCGCAAAAATGTCCATATCAGAGTGTGCAATTCCAGTAGACGATTTATTATAGTAATTCCATAAAAATCTACTCAACTTAAAATTAGTAAATTTGATTGGTTCAATTTTCATTAAAATTTTATCCAGTATCAATCTACCCAATGTATTAATATTTACATTGTGTTGATTCATATATTGAGATTGTTGACTCGAATACGATAGTAATAACATACCCGTATCAGAATGATTTCCAATATCATAATTTAAATTTTCATTATAAAAATCTGCGTCCAAGCGCCAACCTTGTTGTTTTTCTAAATATTTGATGATAATTTTATTAGTATCATCATCGAAAATATTGTCAAGCATAATAGCATTCATAATTTATCCTTTTAATTTATTCTCTTGTCAGAGTAAGCACCTTGTCAATTTGTTCTTGAATTTTTGCGGTACGATTAGGCCAGTAGATATATTCTTTTTCTGGATTCTTCATCAAGTTAACCAGCAATGGCATAATTAACTGTTCTAATGTTTTAAGATTTGCTTTTACTTCAGCTTCCATTGCATCACGGTCTGCTTCTAGCCCTAGCTTACCATCATTGTATAGTGAAAGCATTTGGTCTAGTTTGTCTTCTACTCTCTGTAAAGATTCTGAAGATTGTGTGATAGTCTCACGTACAATGATTGTTTCTTCTAGTGTGGTTGGGTCAACTGTTCTATTGACTTCTGATTCATCAATTGCACTAAAGCCAAAATCATCTTCTTGTCTAAATGCAAGATACTCTTGCGGTATTTTTCTTGTTGTCATGCGAAAAAACTCTCCAATGAGGAAGCACGTTCGGTTCTCCAACCGATTGTGTTTACGATTGTTTTTAATGGCTCAAGATATGCTTTATCAAACTGCGTATCGTAGTCGATATATTTTTCTACGCCAAACTCTTTTGGTAAGACTGTCAGAATAGAAAATACATTCTCTTGAACGGGATTTGGAACTTTCATGTAACAGAATTTAGTCTTGTCACCATCTTGAATAAGTTGATACTTCTTAGTCAGCTTATACTTTTTCAGAAACGAATTAAACATTATCGCACCACGCACATGCATAGGTGTGCCTTTTGAATATAGTTCCGAACTACTCATGTATTTAGATAAGTCGCTAACGCCACGTGGGAATGCAATGTCTTCAAACGGAAGAGTTTTGAATTCTTGTTTGAATGCTTCCACGAAAGATTGAAAGTCTGTTTCATTACCATTCATTACAATCTTCAGAGACTCTTTAATTTTATCACGACAAGACATTGGTGTGGAAGACTTGACGGCTTCAATGCCCATCATCTTTAGTTTTGGCTCTGCGAATCGAACGCCCTCAGAGTCATACACGTTTAGAATGTAACGCTTCTTTGCAGTCCAGATACCTTTGTTGGCAATCACTTCACGTTTCATCTGCATCTTCTGGTCGAATGCATTCATGTAGTCTGCTAGTTCTTGGTAAGACTTGTCGATGAATGGTTCGAATTTTTCGATACATGCTTTGTTGACAAAATCAACAATTGTCTCAACTTGCGTTTCACTCTTCGATCCGTAGACCATATTAACAAGCGGACCAAGATTGACGTACACCGAGTCTGTATCTGACGCAATAACATAATCAATATCCTTAGTTTTCAATAGTTTGTTTAGATAACCATTCAACTTCATTTCGATCCATCGAATGGCTAGTTGACCAGACAGAGTAATTGCCTCTGCTTGTCGAATGTCAAAGAACCTAAAGTATTGATTACCAAGTGCGCCATAAGCGGAGTTCAATTGTACTTTCTTCGCAAGTTGCAAATTCTTGTACTTTGAAATTTGATTTGTTATTTCACGTTTACGTTCTTTATCAGTTTCTTTTTCGTAAGCCTTTTGAGCCTCAATCATTTTCTTTTTGTATAATGACCTGTCATCATACATGCGTTGCATCATAGCAGGCAAGAAGCCTTGCTTATCACGCTTGAAGTAATGCCCATTGGCTGCCATGCAATATTCGCCCTGTGCTTGATATTCGTTGTTCAGCAAATTATCAATAGAGATACTTGTGTGGCGACCTTCAACAATTGTTTCAGGTGAAACATTGTACTGCATAATCAAGTGTGGATACAATGAGTTCAAGTCGAATGACACAACCCATTCATGCATACCGATGATAGGATCCTTTACATAAGCGCCAGCATACTGTTCATCTTTTGGTGTACGAACATTCTGTGGAACAATGATGTTTTGTTCAATCAATTCATTGTGTATCAAAGTATCCCACATGCGTACTTGCGTGAACACATCGGTGTAATTAACTTTAGCATCATATGCAAGTGCAAGTGCCATGTCAATCAACTGCATCTTAGCATCAATACGATCCACAAGTTCAACGTCATGGATGTTATACTCAATAAACTTTTGAAAGTTTGTTCGATACAACTGATGCAGACTTTCAACTTCAGAGTAATCAAGTTTCTTCTCACCAAGTTCTAGATATGAAATGTGATTGAGGCTGAAACTCTCTTGCTGTGAATATGTAAACTTCTTGTACAGTTCAATATAATCAAGAATAGCAATACCAACCAAGTCGAATGCTACTTGTTGTTTGTTGTGAATCGTAGTTGTACGTTCACCGATTCTACGAAATGGTGATAGACGCTTTGCAGTATTGTCGCCCATGAGTTTTGTGATACGATTGTTCAGATATGGAATATCAAAGAATTGAATGTTCCAACCAGTCACAATGTCTGGTGATGTTTCTTCCCACATGTCGAGAAAGCGCATGATAAGATTATTCTCATCACGGCACTTGAGATATGTTACGTCATCACGATTGTTATCATAGTCACCACAGCCAAACACATAGAAGTGTCCGGCTATCTTAAACGTGATGGCAGTAATTGGCTCAGACGCAGATGCAGGTTCGGGAAAGCCATTTTCAGAACCAACCTCAATGTCAATATTTGCAATCTTAATTTGTGACGGATCATAATCTACCTTACCTGGATATGCTTCATTGATATAAACGTATGGAAAGTTTGTTGAGCCATAAACTTTGAAGTTGTCAACGTCTTCATATCGTTTCATAAACTCAGTAGCATCACGCATTGTTCCCTGTGATACTGCCGCAAGCGATTGGCCATCCAATGTTCGATACTCACCATCTTTAGATTGTAAATATAACGTTGGATTGTATTCGACCTTATCGCTGAATCTCTTGCCGTTGTTGTATCCACGAACAAGAATATTGTTTCCGAGTTTAGAAAAATGCGTATAAAATTTCATTAAAGAATGATGCCTTGTTTTTTCGGTAGGACAATTCCTGAACCGTATATCTCATTATACTTGTTTTCAATCTCAGGCGCAACTGTTACGTCATACATTATGTTGGCACGATTGATATCTACCTTCTTCTGCTCTGAGAAAATAAGCATTGGTTGCATTTGGAGATTTGCTTTGCCGTTTGGTCCCATTGCGATTCCAAGTAAACATGGATTCTCAATAGAAATTGCAATGCCAGTACGTTCTGTAATATTACCAACGATTTCCTCGCCAGTACTCAATTTTAAAATTCTAAGTTCACCTTGCATAATATCTCCATAATTAAAAATGGGGACATTGCGTCCCCATTGGTGTTATTTAAAACGTTTTGCTTTGTGCATCTTTGCATCTTGAATTGCTTCAAGTAATGCCATGAAGAAGTTCTTTACAGATTTCATAGCATGTCATCCTCAGTCAAAAATTGCTTAGTGGATTTTTTAGTTTTGGATTCAGCATCCTTAACTTCAATCTTCTTAGGCTTCTTATGTTCTGGAATGATTCGTTCCAAAGCAATCTTCAACATGCCATTAATCAAAGCGGCATCTTGAATTTCGATTTGGTCATCAAGTGCAAATGTGCGAGTGAATGCACGATTAGCAATACCTCTGAACAAGAAATTGTCTCCATCATCTTTTGTGTTACCAGCAACAATTAATTTGTTGTCTTCAAATGTAATATCAATTTCTTGCCTACCGAAACCAGCAACCGCAATTTCAATGACATAGGTATTGTCACCAGTCTTGCGGATGTTGTAAGGTGGGTAGTTAGGAATATTCTTAGTCACATCATCATGTATTTTTGCTAGTCGATTAAATTGGTCATCGAAGCCAACAAAGAATTTATCAAAGTCTTTGAATCCTGCACCGCCAAAGATAGCGGGAATTGGTGTGTGTCCC